TGCATTAGCCAACTGGTTAAACAGAACTGACTTAACAGATGAGATAGCTAATGACTTTATTAAGTTAGCTGAAGGTGATTTTAATGCTAAGTTAAGAATAAGACAAATGGAACAGATTGATACTATCACTATAGATTCAGAAGCTGTAGCAGTACCAACAGGTTTCATTGGAGTTAGATCTCTTTATATACTTGCTTCAAGCACTAAGTACACATTAAAGTATATTACACCTAGTAATATGTTTGATATTAAAGCAGGATCTACAACTGCTAGACCAAGAGTATATACAATTCAAAGTGATGATGCTTCCGAAACATTAAGGTTTGGGCCAGCACCTGATACAAGTTATACAGGTTATCTATCTTATTATAAAAGCTTTACACCTTTAAGTGATACAGCTACATCAAATTACATTTTAACAAGTCACCCAGCTATATATTTATATGGCTCTTTATACCATGCAGCAAACTTCTTAGGTGGTATAGACCCACAACAAGTTCAACAATGGTTTCAAATGTATGTTGCATCTCTAGAAAGATGTGAAAATAACGACAAACAAGATTCATATGGTGGAGCACCTGTTCAACAAAGAACAGATATACAAACCGACTTATCATTTTATAGGAGCAGATAATGCAAATACCTTTTGGAGAATGGCTACCAGATCAACCAGCTCATGGTATGAAAGGTGCTAATGTAGCAACTAATGTTTACCATGCTTTAGGATCTTATAAAAGATTTCCTTCATTGGTAGACTATTCTGGTGCATCAAATACTACTAAAGATGCTCGTGGAGCAGGATCATTTAGAGATAACTCTAATGCTGTATTTAACTTTGTTGCAACTAATACAAATTTATATCAACTAGCATCAGGAGCTTTTACTTCTCGTAAAGCAAGTTTAACTGGTGAAGATGATGACTTTTGGACATTCACACAATTTGGTGAATATGTTATTGCAAGTAATGGTGTAGATGCAGTTCAGTATTATTTGATGGGTACATCAACTAACTTTGCTGATCTTACAGCAATTCAAACAGCAGGTACGTGTCCTGTGTTTAGAGTCTCTGGAGTTATAAGAGATTTTTTAGTTGTAGGTAATATAGTTGGAGCTACTAATAGGATTCAATGGTCAGGCATTAATGACATTACAGTTTGGAGTGGTAAACAATCAGACTATCAAGACCTTCCAGGTTCAGGTGGTAAAGTTGTTGCTGTAACTTCTGGAGAGGTAGGATATGTATTTAGACAAAACCAAATAATTCGTATGGATTATGTTGGTGGTGCAACAGTATTTAGACTATCAGTTATATCACCTAATCGTGGGGCTATGTATGGAAAAACAGTTTGTCAAGATAACAGACGTGTATTCTTTTATGCAGATGATGGCTTCTATGAAATACAAGGTGATAACGTACAAGGTATTGGTGTAGAAAAAGTAAACAGATTTTTTGATTTAGATTTAAATAAAGCGTTCTCAGATAGAATAGTAGCAGCAACAGATCCTTTTAATACTTTGGCTATGTGGTTATATCCTTCTGTAAATAATGTTGCTAATACTACAGGTATATGTGATCGTATGATTGTATATAATTATTCTACTCAAAAATGGTCATTAGTAAAAGTAAATGCTAGTCAAATATTCTCACAATTTCTTGGAGCGTTTACTGTAGAATTAATGGATATTATCTCTGAAAATTTAGAAAATATTAATGCATCATTAGATACAGATTATTGGTCTGGTGGACAAATGTTTTTAGGTGGAATAGATAGTAGTTATAAAGCTGCAATCTTTTCTGGAACCTCTAATGAATGTGAAATAGAAACAGCAGAGATAGAAGGTTTTCCAGGAGCAAGAACTAATATTACAGGAGTTAGACCAATAGTAGATGCAGCTGCAACAGTAACTGTAAAGACTAGAGAAAAATTAGCAGATATAGAAACAGAATCTAGTTCATCTTCTATGGTAACAAGTGGTGTTAACCCAGTTAGACAATCAGGTAGATACATAAGAGCTAATGTAAAAATAGCTTCAGGAACTACATTTAACCATGCACAAGGAATTGATCTTGTTGCATCAAAAGCAGGATATAGATAGTGAGTGATATTATAGATATAGATAACGTAAGATATTCTATGGAAACACAAGAATATTTCCAAAGACAAATTGAAGAAGCAATTAACACATTAGTAAACAAGAACAATACTGAAAGCGATAAAGCATTCAGTTGGTTCATGAATTAGGGAGATTTATGGCAGGAACATTTTTAGGGAAATACGACACAACAGCAGCAAACAATACAGCTACAGGAACAGGAGCAGTTTCAGTCGCAGAAGGAATGTTACCATCTAATATCAATAATGCCTTTAGAGGTGTTATGGCAGATATTAGACAACATTACAATAATGCTGAATGGATTGAATATGGAGATGGAGCAGGCACTTATACACCTACTTACGTTTCAAGTACAAGTTTTACAATAGATGGAGTTAATGTAACAACTCCTTATCATGTTGGACGTAGAATTAAATTGGTGGCAAGTTCACCAGGAACTATTTACGGATCAATTACAGCAGTTTCTTTTTCTACAAATACAACAGTAACAGTAGCATGGGATTCAGGATCTTTATCCAATGAAGCTATTACAAGTGTTCATCTTGGTGTTTTATCTAAGACAAATTCTTCTATACCTTTATTAGTTATTGGATCTGGAAATATAGCAGCAGATGCTATTACAGGTGCACAACTTGCTGATGACGCTATTGACTCTGAACATTACACAGATGGTTCAATTGACTTAGCTCACATGAGTGTAAACTCTATTGATAGTGATCAGTATGTAGATACATCAATTGACCTTGCTCATTTATCAGCAGACTCAGTTGACGGATCCAAAATAGTAGACGATGCTATTGATAGTGAACATTATACAGATGGAAGTATAGATCTTGCCCATATGTCTGTAAATTCTATAGACTCAGATCAATACGTTGATGGCTCAATAGATACAGCTCACATAGCTGACGTTAATGTAACTCTTGCAAAACTTGCAGCTAGTTCAGTTAACTCATCTAAAATTGTAGATGATTCAATTGTTAATGCAGATATTAATTCTTCTGCAGCAATCAATTTTTCTAAAATGGAAAACCTTACTACTGCTAGAGCTCTAGTCTCTGATGGTAGTGGAGACGTTTCTATAAGTGCTGTTACATCAACAGAAGTAGGATATTTAGATGGTGTTACATCAGCTATACAAACTCAGCTTGATGCAAAAAATGCAACTATAACTGGATCAGCTACTACAATTGATACAGAATCTTTAACTGCAAGTAGAGCTCTAATTTCTAATAGCTCACAAAAAGTTGCAGTATCAGCAGTAACAGATACAGAGTTAGGTTATCTTGACGGAGTTAGTTCAGCAATCCAAACTCAAATGGACACTAAAGCAGCAACATCTTATGTAGATAATGCTGTTGTAGGACTAAGAACTAGAATAATTTGCGAAGCAGCATCAACAGCAAACGTAGTTATATCAAGTGCTCTAGAAGCAGGAGACTCTATTGATGGAGTAACTTTAGTAGCTGGAGATCAAGTCTTACTTAAAGATCAATCTACTGCTAGTCAAAATGGTATATACACAGCAGTTGGTAGTGGTGCAGGAGCAGCATCTAGATCAACTGAATATGATGCAATAGATGAAATCTCTGGTCAAATGGTTGTTATTAATCAAGGATCAGCTAATGATAATACTATATGGCTTTGTACTACAAACAGTAGTGCTACATTAGGCTCTGATTCAATTGCATTTACAAAAATTACACCTAGTAATACAGGAACAGTTACTTCTATTGTAACTGGTACAGGGATTGATGGTGGTACTATTACTTCTACTGGAACATTATCAATTGATTCAACTGTTGCCACACTTGCTGGAACACAAACTTTAACAAACAAAACTTTAACTTCACCAAAAATAAATGAAGATGTAGAAGTAACTTCTACTGCAACAGAATTAAATTTATTAGATGGAGTAAACTCTACAACAGCAGAACTAAATATAGTTGATGGTGGCACAAGTGCTACAAGCACAACACTAGCTGACGCAGATAGATTAGTTGTAAATGACTCTGGTGTTATGGTACAAGTAGCTATATCAGATGTTAAAACATATTTGAATAGTGCTGGATATGTAACAGACGACCCAACAGCTTTAGCAATAGCTTTAGGATAATAATTAACAATAATAAATAAAGGAAAATAACAATGGCAAACACGTTTAAGGTAGCAACATTTGCAGCCGAGCCAGCTTCAGCAGGTACACCTTACAAAATGTATACAGTTGCTGGAAGTACAACTACTGTTGTTCTTGGTTTAATACTTACTAATATTCATACTGCAGCAGTTACTGTTGAGGTAGAATTAATTAGTGATACAGGGAATAGAAATGGAGCTAATGATGTAGCTAATGGTACTGCCTTTTTAGTTAAAGATGTAACAATACCAGCAGGAAGTTCATTAGAGGTTTTAACTGGTGGAAAAGTTGTGTTGGAAACAACAGATGAAATTAAAATAGATTGTTCAGTAGCAGATAAAATTTCTGGTACTCTTTCTATAATGGAAATAACATAGGATTAATATATGAGCTTTATTGGAAGAATTCCTGCAAACGCAGCTTTAACAGCTAGTGATTTAGCAGATGGTATAATAACTGCAGCTAAAATAGCTGATGGTACAATTGTTGCTGGTGAACTTGCTAGTGATTCTGTAACAACAATAAAAGTAGCAAATGATGCAATTACTTTAGCAAAACTTGCTAGTGGTATAGATGGAAATGTTATTAGTTATGATGCAAGTGGAAACCCAGTTGCTATTGCTACAGGATCAGATGGACAAGTATTAACATCTACAGGTGCAGGAAGTCCTCCAGCTTTTGAAGCTATACCAGCTGGTGGCTCACACACTTTAATTAGCACAACAACTATATCTAATGACGCAACAACTCAAATTACTGGAATGAACAGTACATATAAAAGATATTTAATTACTTTTGATAATCTAGTACCAATAACTGATAATGTAAATTTGCAAATGACTTACATTATTGGGGGTTCAGTAATAACAGCAACTAATTATAAATATGCTAATAATGCTCTTAACTCAACTGGAAGTTCTCAAACTAACATAAGTGGTAGTGGAGAACATTTTAGAATTGGCGCAGAAGATATGAGTAATGGTTCTAACAAAAATATTAATGGGGAGATATATATTTATAATCCATCTGAAACATCATTCTACAAAAGTGCTAGTTGGAGAATCTTCTATCATTTACCTGCAAATACACTTTCTTCAAATTATGGTGGTGGTACATATGGTAGTGGTTCGGCTGCAGTAACTGGAGTTCAGTTTAAATACAATACTGGAAATATGGATGAAGGAATAATAAAATTATACGGAATAACATAGGATAAAAATATGCCAAGATTTAATAATATAAACGGAACAAGAGTACAATTTACAGCAGCAGAAGAAACTGCAAGAGATGCAGAGGAAACTCAAGCTGCTATTGATAAACAATCTGCAATAGATGAAGTAACTGCTACAGCAACTAAAAAGGCATCAGCAGTAGCTAAATTAAAAGCATTAGGTTTAACTGATGATGAAATAGAGGTATTAAAAATATAATGGCATATATAGGCAGAGAACCACAGATAGGAAACTTTCAAGTTTGTGATGCAATAACAACTTCGGCTACAGCTACTTATAATTTACTTGTAGGTTCAGTTGCAGTTTCACCAGAAACAGCTAATCATTGTATAGTATCTTTAAATGGAGTTATACAAGCACCAACAGCTGCTTTTACTATTTCAGGTTCTACTATTGTTTTTGCTTCGGCATTAACAAGTTCAGACGTAATTGACTTCATTCAAATATTAGGTTCAGTTTTAGATTTAGGTGTGCCAAGTGATGATACAGTTTCTACTGCTAAAATTACAGATGTAAATGTTACTACTGCAAAAGTTGCAGATAACGCCATTACACTTGCTAAAATGGCTAGTGGTACTGATGGTAATGTAATTTCTTATGACGCATCTGGTAATCCTGTTGCAATAGCAACTGGTTCTGATGGTCAAGTTCTTACAAGTACTGGTGCTGGTTCACCTCCAGCTTTTGAAGCATTACCATCTGGTGGTGCTTGGACAAAAATAGCAACAGCAGATTATTCATCTGCCGTTAGTACCTTTACTATTACAGATTGTTTTACTTCTTCATATTCTGTTTATAAAGTTTTTGGACATAATATTCAAGGTGCTAACAATGAAAGAGTATTTATACAAATTTTAGATAGTGGTGGTTCAGCAATAGGAAATATTGCACATACTTCTAATTTATCATGGGTAGCAGATGGTGGTGGTGGTGGTGGTGAAGCTGAATATTTTTATGGTGGAATAGATTATTATAAATTTCAGGATTATGAATTTCATGATAGTGCAACAAATACAATGGGTTCTATGGAACATACTTTCTACCAACCTTATGAGGGTGTTCATACACAAATTTTAGGTCCTAGTATTATTCATGCTGATAATGGAAATGTTTATTTATCTTGGATTGGTGGACATCTTTTTAGTACAACATCAAATAGGTCTTTAAAATTTTATACCCAAAGTGGCGGCAACTTTGCTGCTTATAAAATAACAGTATATGGAATGAACAGATAATGAAAACACAAATCATAAATGCAAAAACTGGAGAAGTAGAAGTTAGAGATATGACTTCTGCTGAAACTGAAAAACATAATCAAGTAATTGAAGATACAAATAAAAAAGAAAAAGTTTTTAAAGATGAAAGAATTAATAAAGAAACTATTAAAACATCAGGCAAAGCTAAATTAAAAGCATTAGGTTTAACCGATGCTGAAATAGGAGCATTGAAAATATAATGGCAATAACAACATTAAATAACAGAGCAATTAATAGAGCAGACACAGCTGCATCTGGAGAATCTTGGATAGCTACATCTGCAACTGCATCAGACTTTCAAGCTGTTGGTGGTGCTAATACTCCAAGATTTTTAGTTCATCTAGGTGCAAACCAAACTCTTTCTGATGCTACAACTACATTAATGGCTTTTGCTACTGAGGTATTTGATAGTGATAATGCTTTTACTCCTACATCATCAAATTATAAATTTGTAGTTCCAAGTGGCAAAGCTGGAGTTTATCATTTTTATTCACAAATTTTTTTTAATGATTCAGGTGATAATAAGCAGTTTGATGTTTATCTTTATAAAAATGGTAGTGTTTTTGCATCAGGAAAAGAAAGAACTCCAGGAAACGATCAGACTGTTGAAGTATCAGCAATAATAACTTTAGCTGAAGGTGATCGTGTTCAAGTTTATGGTAGGCACAATGATGGATCAAATCTTGTAGTAGATGATGGAACAGACTTAACTTATTTTTATGGATACAAATTATTATAGGAAATTATGGCAAACTTAAAAACTAAAATAGAATTATATTTAAAAGCTAACTCAAAAATTTGGGATGATACAAAAGTATCTTTACAAAATGATGGATCTGTAGATTACATAAAAACATTTATTTATGATGGATTAGCTCAACCAACTGCTGAACAAATAGCAAGTTATGAAACTGCTGGTAATACAGAAGAATTACTAAAAGCTAATTTATCTAAGAGAGTTTATCCATCAATAGGAGATCAACTAGATATGCTATGGCATTCTATAGATCAAGATCCTATATTAAAATCTAAGTATTTTGCTTTCTATGAAGCAATAAAAAGTGTAAAAGTTAAGAACCCAAAATAATTATATGGCTAATAGTTATAAATTTAAAGGTGTTGCACTCGCAACTACTGATGAAACTGCTTTATTAACAGCAGCTACAGATGAAACTTTAATTATTAAATCTATATTAGTTACTAATAAGACAAGTAATACACCAACAATATCTATGGATCTTAGAGATAGCTCAGCAAGTAATGCAGAATATACAATATTACAAACACATACATTACCTGCCAATACATCTGGAGAAGTTTTTACAGGTTCACCATTGATATTAGAAGCATCAGATGTTTTAAAAGCTACAATTAGTAGCTCAGATTCTATTCATATTGGTATATCTTATATGTCAGTAACGTAATGAAATTAGTACAAGTTCCTACAAAAAACATTGAAGAAGTATGGCACATAGTTGTCAAAGACATAGCAGACGCCTTAGCAAGATCTAATGGATATGCTTTAGCAGAACACATTAAGAAATGGATCCTAGAAGAAAAAATGCAGTTATGGATTCTATGGGATCAAGAAGATAAACAAAAGTATTTTGGTACAGTAGTAACAGAAGTAATACAAAGACCATTACAACGATGTCTTAACATTAAAATTATGACTGGTAAGCATCGTGAAAAATGGCAACATTTAATAAAACATATTGAAGAATTTGCA